AAGATGTTATCATCAAATTTATATGATGCCAATTTGTTAATATCAATATCACCAGTATCAGACAATCTGGACTTACTGAAAGCTTTGGCAGCTTTACGCATTTCAAATTCTTTGGCAAGTAGACCAATGTAACGGTCATTCTTGTTTTTGAAATCGTTTACCCACGATTTAATTTTCTCATTTGTGAGATAACGATTAGTAACCTCATACTGATAGTGTTTGGTCAACAATTCTTGCACCCGTTTGGCAGGTGTAACAATGTTTGAAAGAATTGGTTTTGGGAATGTTAGATACAAATACTCTTTGCACTTTTCATCCAAAAGCAAAACTTCATTGGCACGATAGTTTTGGTCAGTCTCGCATATTGGATTAAACATATCACGGGTTGCAGGTTCAGAATCTTTGTAACGATTATACGAATCACTACCTTCAGAATTAGAATCTTTGGTTGATTCACCGCCATCAGAATCAGATTCCGAATTAGAATTAGATTTGGATTGTTTATCGGTTTTCTCACCATTGCCATCGCCATTATTATCTTCATTCGATTCTTCTGATTCTTCACCAGAATCACCAGACTTTGATTTTACGGAAGAATCTTCATTGAATTCATCACCGTCATAATCATCACCATCGGTATCATAATCGTAATCATAATCATTATCACCATATTCATCAGAATAATTGAATGATTGAAAATCTTGCAACATCATTTCATATTGTTCATCTTTAGAATAAGCATACACTTCATTGGTAACACGAACAACATCTTCCCAAGTTTCACACGCTTGGACTTTTTTAACTAGAATTTCCTCTTGAGCAGAGAATTCAATAGGCATGGTATATTGAGATTTGGTGTAAAGATTCAATCTCTCAATAAATGCCATTGTATTAATATCACGGTTACGCAAACCGAAAAAGTCTCTCTTTATTAATTCAGTATAAGCATCTTTGAATTGTTTTGTGAGACCAGGGTATTTGCGTTTTACTTTTTTCTCAATACGAGCATCTTCGACCACATTGAGAAAAGATTTATATCCTTTACCTTTTGATTCATCAACAACGGCATCATGCCAACCTGAAGCAGGTGTATAAAGTGCATGGCCGACCTCATGACCGCAAAGCAGGTCATAAAGAGCGCCAGTCATATTTTGCCAGATTGGGAGATATAGGATACGATTCTGTGGGTCGAATCGTGCGGTTTGAATCTTTTGATGTTCAACCGTAAGATTCTCGGTTGCCATTAGTTTGGCAAGTTGAGATTTTTGTTCAGCAGTAAATAGCATGTAATGTCCTTTTGTCACTATACACTATATTATATCACGGGTATTCTCAATTGTCAACCAGCTGTGTTGCATAAAAACAACAGTCTGGAAGTCAATAGGAACAAGTATTTGGAGCGGTTAACAGGAGTTAAACCTGTCTGCCTACGGGGGTAGGTTGTCTCGGACTCACCGCATTAAGGACATTCTATCTTATATGTAGTCAATTGTCAAGTGATTTTTCATTATCTGCCGACTTGTGGTAGATACTTTGCCTTAGTTTCTTCCCAAGTTAGGTAGATAAGGTCATCATAGAACAATGATTCGGTAGATACATTATTCTTTTTGGCAAGTTGTTTGATACGAGGTTTGGCATGTTTCTGTTTCCATATATCAACCAAATGTTCTACACTTGTATCAAATGACTTTGTTAAATCTTTTACTTCACATTCTTTTCGTAAGAATTCACAACTCTTATCATAGAGTGGTGTGTAATAAATGCCACGAGCATGTTCACTACGAATCAATTCTTTTGGAATATTCAACTGAGAATATGCAAAGTTCAATGACCGATTCTTGTGGTCTCTCTTATGAGGTTGACCTGATGGTTTCTTTGCGACATACCATTCGAAATATTTTCTTGTGTGATTCTTCTTTAACCATTCTCTAATTAAATAACGGGTATCTCTCAATGGTTCAAATGATACAGAACCAGAGGTGAATCCCATAGGTTGCCAATAATCAAGGTTGTCATATTGTGATAGACCGCCTGCCTTAGTTTTACCATAAAGTGATGTGGTCGTTACAGAGACAAGTTTATCACCATATAATTTTTCCCACAATTCTTGCACAGGATCGGATAAACATAATAGTGCAAGTAATTTGCCGCCAACATAATTAAAACCAAGTGGTTGTAATGGCACAATTGTAGAACCGATTGCAGTATGATTAATCATTGCACCTTGTGTTTTGATTTCTCTTGACCAACCAATAAAGTTATCTCTCGGTGTCAAATCAAGAAAGTCAGAACTAATACAAACAACACCAAGATACTTCTTAGTGGGTTTATCTCTCACAACAAAATTGAGGTTTCTGCCAATGTTTGAATTGTTTTTCATTGTGGATGAAAATGTTCTTATTGTATTCCACAATTCAGGCAAATCTTCTTCTTTGTTTGTATATACTAATTCAGGTTGTAATTTAAGATAGTCATCAGGGTCTTTTTGAATCCAAAAGTTTGATTTAACTTCTGCAATTGCACGGCGTTGTTTTTCATCTGCAAGAACTTTCTTTTCACCTTCCCATAAATCATTGACTGTAACAGTAGGATATTTTTCTTGCACTTCACACCATTTTTGAAAGAGTGTGTATTCACGAACATCCATGGCAGACACATAGGTCAATTCATTGATTGTCCGTTCTTTTAATTGTTCAAAGTCAACATCAGTAAATTGAATACCAGAATCAGACCACTTCTGCCATTGGGATTCTACATCATCTTTTGGATCAAAACTATATGCCATTCAATATCTCATTCATTCTATTTTCAAATTTTTCGTAGTACCATGATTTGGGTTTCATTGTATTACGCACATAATAATCTTCAATTGCAGGAAACATCTTATCTACATCTTGCATTTTTTCATACAGTTCTTCAACTGAATCAACTCTCTGCCATTGGTCAGCAACTAGAGTATTATTACAGTCATAATTCTTCCAAACAAATGGTAGAATACCGCAAGCAATGGCTTCGTGATATCTACTTGTTGTTGCGGCAGGATCCAACCAATTAAAGCAGAGAGTTGATTTCGCACCAGTTAAATCATCTAACAGATTATACATTGAATCTATCTTTTTGTTGGGCACAATTGAATTATATTTGCCAATAAAGTATGCCCTTATCTTTGATTCTTTTTTTATTTGTTTAAATACCAGGTGTCTTTCATCACCAGATTCAATGTTATCAATTAATTTTCGTTTATCGCAACCCCAATAAATGAAATGATATTGCCTATCCCAGTCATCAAACAAACGCATCGGCATATTCTCTTTAATGAAATGGTATTTCATGCCGTGTAAACCACCAGGTATATCCATCTCATCAAAAATTGAAAACTTGCCAATTGTTTGGTCTTTGAAAGTTCTTGTGCGATAGAGTTCTTCATTATCGGCACGGTCGCTACGCATTAGAATGACATGTTTATTTGCCAGAAGTTCACCAATTTGATGTATGAATTCATCCGACCTTTCTTTGTGTCTTGGGTCAACATACCCCTTAATGTGTTGAAAAAATTCATTTTCACTAGGAATAATTACAACATCTGCATCAAGTATATCATCTAACTTCTTACGATTGGCTGCATTCCAACCAAAGTTACAAACTCCATAAGTGTGCTGTGAATTCTTAGAGATATACTCTTTGTATAACTCATAAAAGGAATCCATAATATCATGGAGTGGTTGTTTGTAATTTGTTCCGCTTCTGAGGCGTGTAATTGTTAGTTTCATTTTTTCTTATTGCGAACAATTTTTTTAATAATCTTATCTTGTTTTTTTCTTGCCATTTGTAATGCTACAGGACCAATATGGTCAATCATACGAATGCCATTCATGTGGTCAAGTTCATGTTGAAAACATCTAGCAGTTATACCTTCAAGTCTCATTTGTTTTAATTCACCCATTTCATTTGTAAACTCTACTTCGACCCAATCTGGTCTGTCTAGTTTAACATGAAGGCCTGGAAAAGAGAGGCAACCTTCTTCTGCTTTAATTGTTGATGGTGCTTGCCCTATAATTCGTGGATTGATACATGCAATTTGAAAGTGGTCTGTACCAATAACAAATACTCTTTCAAATACTCCGCATTGATTGGCAGATAGACCGATACCGCCATATAGTTTCATTGTCATCTTCAATCTTTTCACTAACATTTCCATTAGTGGATTTGGCAAATCAAATTTGTATTCAGGTATTTGAACTTTCAACATTGGATGATTTTCATCATACAAAGGTAAAGGTTCTACTCTAACTTGTTGTGCCGGCATTCCAATTGCCGCACCTGTATCAATTATTAATGTTTCACTCATTTCATTATCCTTGAAAAGTTTTTCTCTTTCACAAATCGAATAACATTTGCAAATTTATCTTGCAGTATATCACCTTTGTGTGAAATTACAAATAGGTTTACACCTTCTAACATATGTAGGATTTTCATTAGTTCTTCTGTGCCATTGGCATCTAGTGAAGAATCAAATGTTTCATCCAAAATTAATAAGTTTGTGTTTGATGAATTCTTTAACTTAGCAACAGCACGCCAAGTCAGCATCAATGCCATATCAATTCTTTGTTTCTCGCCTTCAGAAAAGTTATTGTATGTGAATTCATCACGGTGACGAGATTTGATTGTTTCTTTAAATGATTCGTCTAGGTTAAAGTTTACAAAGAAATCTAATGATGCCAAATATTTGTTCACCAATTTATTGATAACAGGTAGATACTGTTTAACAATCTTGGTTTTAATACCAGAATCTTTCAACAAGTTACCCGCAACTTCAAGGTATGTCTTGTCATCTATAAGCGCTCTTAAATTACTCTTTAACTCACTTAATGTATCGTTTAATAACTTTAATTCTTGTTCTTCTTTATCAGAAGCATCAGACTTAGATTTCAATTCATCAATTTGTTTTTGCAACCTTGCAATCAACTTATTAGTTTCTGTAATGGTTGTGTTCTTGGTTGCAATATCAATCTGTTTTGTTTGAATCTGTTTTTGAATCTCTGCAATTGAATTCAGTTTATTCTGTTCATCAATTAACTTTTGTTCAAGCTCGCTGAGACCATGCTTACATTTCTGTACCTTGTCGGAGAGACCGGTAAGTTCCGTTTCTTTAAACTCCATGGCAATGGCTTGCCTACAGGTTGGACAACTATCATTTGATTCAAAGAAATGTATATCTTTTCGAAATTTGGATAAGTTGCTTTCAATTTGCGATTCAAGTTTTCCAAGTTTCTTGACCTTATCCTCAATTTCAGTCTTACTAGTGACTTGTTCGGTGAGGTTCGATACATCTTGTGTAAGTCCACTAATTTCATCATGTAAGGTTTGTACCACACTCTGATTACTTTGTATCTCTTGAGCATACTCTGCCACCTTTACATCATTGTCTGTCTTTTGATTCTCAATGAATTGTTTCTTTAGGTCGTGTTTCTGTTGTGTCAGTTCAATTTCAGATTTTTTGTTAACCATCAAATCTTTATTGTTACTCAGTCTGTCTTTAACCAAACCATTCATTGTAGAGAAGATTTGAATATCAAGTAAGTCCTCGATAATCTCTCTGCGGTCTCCCGATTTGAGTTGCATGAAAGGAGTAAATGATGCAGAACCAAGAATAACAATCTGTGTAAAAGATTTGTAATTGAGTTTGAGAATAAACTTCTCAAGGTATTCTTGGTAGTCTCTTACGGCGGCATCTTGATTGACAAGTTCACCATTGCAATAAATTTCAAATACATTTGGTTTGATACCACGAATGATTTTATATGCTTTATTGCCAGTATCAAATTCAACCTCAACGACACAATCTTTATTGTTAATCGAATTTAATAATTGAGGTTTATTAATATCACGGAATGGTTTGCCAAATAGAGCAAAGCACAACGCATCGAGCATCGTGCTTTTTCCTGAACCGTTTTCACCTACAACTAATGTATTAGTGTTACCTGACAGATTGATTTCTGTAAAGTAATTTCCGGTGCTTAGTAAATTTTTCCAACGAACATATCGAAATAGTATCATTCAGCCACTTCTGTATTCAATGCTTCAACATAAAGTTCACGCATTAATGTTTTAAGTTTTTCAGGTTCAACATCAAGTGTTAAATTGTCAATATACTTAGAAAGTATAGTTATAGTATCTTCTGCTTGGTCAATAATGTCTTGGTCTAAATCAACATTCACATCTGTAAAATCTTCAACAATCGATAAATCGGAAACACCTGCTTTATAAAGACTGTCTATCACATGGTCGAACAAGAATGGATTTTGTTTATTCAATACAACAACTTTAACATAACACTCTTTGAGTTTTGAAAAATCATATTCTTTCCAATCTTCAAAGGTTGTTTTACCATCATCATATGTAATTTTGTGAAACATTGAAAAGGTGTTTTTCACAAAATTCATTTCACGGGTTTCAGTATCAAAGATATGAAAACCTTTTGGGTCATTCCAATCTGCCCATGTCATTTCATAGGGAGTGCCAACATAGGTAATATTACCATCTGTTGATTTGTGATGAAAGTGTCCTGTTAACACTACATCATACTTGGATAATGATTGTTTGTCAATACCACTTTCACAAACATTGCCTCTATCCATTTCAAAACCGGCAATCTCAAAGTGACCAAAACAAATTTGTGCCTTAGATTCTTTCATTCGGTTAAATATATCATCTACATTATCATCACAAATCCAAGGCACAACATCGATTGATACACCATCAAATTCTACGGTATCAAATTCTTCATAGATTTCAATATTACTATACTCATTTAATAATAGAGAGGGTGAGTTTACTTCAAGTGTGTTCTTATAGGCAACATCGTGATTGCCAATTAAAGTATGTAATTGAATACCTAATCGTTCACACTTTTCAAAAAAGTATTTGCGAGACAGGTAAAGAGAATTGAAATTGATAAACTTTCGGCGGTCGAACAAGTCGCCCATCTGAAAGACTACCTTAATATCATTTTCAATTAGGTATGGAAAAAATACTTCATCATAAAATTTTTGGAAGTATTTGTGAAAATCTAAAGAATCACCTCGAGCACCGAAGTGAGTGTCACCCAAAATGCATAATTTCATATTAATTGGCTTTTGAAACCTTCTATTTCATCCTTGAGTTTAAGTTTTTTCTTTTTGAGAAAGGTAACTAATGCATCGTTACCATAATGTTTTTCTTCTTCTTTAATATCTTTATCTAAACCATCGTGCATTTCTTGGAGATGTTTTATATGATGCTCAATTTTTAATCTATCCATTATATCGCCTTTTTGAGAGGTTGTCAATAGTTATTCAGGTAATTCTTCTTCCATAAATTTTTCTAGGCCTTTAGTCTTGCCTTCTTTCTTCTTGCGTTTGTTTTCTTCAAAGTTAAAAATAAACTCGGAAATGTTATCATACAATTCAAACTGCCTCATATTTCCATTTTCATCTTCAAACATTTCATGTTCATCAAGAATACCAAACTGTTCTGTTGCCTTGTATTTGACATAGAGTTGTTTCTTCTCTTTCATAATACGGCGTAAAAAGGCATAGTAAATAATCTGTGTGAAATAGGCAAATGGGTTCTTTGATTTGTCAGGATCAAAATTACGGAAATACATTAGGCAATTTTCAATACCATCTGAAATCATTTCATCACGGAAAGAATATGATATGAAGTTAGGTTTGCGTGATAGATGGTCAGCAATTTTATAGAAACACTCTCCAATGTAGTTTGGAATCTGAGGATCTTCTTTGCCATCTTTTTTAGCAATCGCACATTTGTCACGATAATCAATTAAAGCCGACAAAAAGTCTGCGTTGTTTACATAGTGTTTAGTTGTTTTAGCCATAATATTTACCTGTTTAACTGTTGACAAAGAGCTTGACAAAGTGTATCATCTCGGTGTCCCTTTTGAAAATTAATGTAATTTGTGCTTCTTTTTTTCCTTAAGCACTTCAAATAATTCTTCTTCATCTATTTCTTCCTCATCATAATCATCTTCTTCTTCATTCGAGAAGTCTCTTTTTTCTTCCATTCTTTGTTGTGCCTCAATCACAACTGTACCATAATAGTCAACTAAATCTTCTTTAGGTTCAATAATTGTAAGTATGTCTGAAGAATAAAGAATTGCACTATTCTCTTTGATAACTTCAATTGGCAACCAAGGCATCATCATCATCACAGTTTGACCTGTAGGTATTCTTTTAAAGATAATATGCATTGGGTTATCTAAAAAGATGGTATCATTTTCTTCATCTTCAATGATATCTGCCATAATATCTTCACCACTTTGAAGTCTTACTATTTTTATATTGTTATTAGGAGTTAGTTCCATTTTTTATTTCTATGTTGTAAAACTTGTAATTAAACTTTTCTTCATCGTATATTTTAACACGCTCGATGAAATGTTTCAATGTGTAATTGGCAAATTTGCCTACACGGAAGTCATCAACAATATCAAATAGTGTTGCCTCTGTTTTATTTTCACCTATACGAAGTCCACGACCTATTGACTGAAGATTACGGATGCGGGATTTGGATGGACTGGCAAATATGATATTGTGAAGGTTACGGATATTAACACCAGTGCTAAAAGTGCCGTAAGAAGCAACAATGATTGCATCTGTTTCTTTTTCAGTAATTGACCGAACTGATTCACGAATCTCAACATCGGTGCCACCAAATACAAAAAATACATGCCTATTTTTTGCGTGTTCTTTAATATTTGCATATAAATTTTTTCCATGTTTTTCAACGAATTGAAATAATATAAGAGAGTTGCCTTCTAAAGACAATGATAAGTTACGAATGAAATCGTTTCTATTTTTGTTTTGGACAATATAATCTATTTCTGTGTTATAGTCCCAATCTTTTGCCATCTTGCAAGTTGCTTCTGGATATTTTAATATCAGACATTTAATTTTAAAGTCAGCAAGTTGTCCTTTCTCAATGAGTTCGGATGTAGATGTTGCTTTATAAACAGGTCCAAATAAACCTTCTAATACAAGGCGATGTGTTTGTGTACCATCTAAAGTACCTGTTGTTCCTATTCTATATTTAGCGTTAGTGCAACCTGAAAGAATAGTTGTCAACGATTTGGCCTTAAACTGGTGTGCTTCATCACCAAGAACAAAGTCAAATTGTTCAAAGTATTCTTTGTCGTTTTTATAGATTGATTGCCATGTAGTGATGGTAAGAAACTTGTTTGTATGTTTTTCTTTACCTGCATATTGGCGGTGACAATATTCTTCTGAATCATATCCATACGATTCAAAGTCACTATACATCTGTTCGACAAGTGAGGTTGTGGGAACAATTAACAATCCTCTTTTATGTTCTTGTTGTAAATAACAAACAATAAGGTATAAAATTAAACTTTTGCCACTAGCCGTTGGTGACAGTAGTAAAATACGCTTGTTGCGTATTGCATGAATAAAGGACTTTAATTGATAGTCCCTAACTTCATGTGGTAAATTTAAAGTATCAATAAGTTGTTTTGCTTCTACCACCGAATAGTTTTCAGTAGTTGAGATATCCGAATCGATTTCTAATACATAATCTCTTTCTTTACAAAACTTTTCAATGTAAGGAACAAGTCCATGGTAGATTGTAAACGACCGAAGGTCGGCTAATCTTATTTTTCCATCCCACATACGAGATTTGTATGCAGGTGTAAATTGATAACCAGGAACATAAAAAGTAAAGTAGTCACTCAGTTCTTGTGCAGTACCTTTATCACACTCAAACTGAATAAATGCTTCATTCTTTTTGTGGAGAATAATATCAGACACCTTGAATAAATCTTTCCCATGCTATGAAGTCACGCAATTGAAATGTGCGACTGTTTAGTTCTTTTAATATGGCGGTGCAAACTTCAACAATCTCATCATGCATAATTTTTTGTGCAGAGTATTTGTTTAAATCTTCATCACTCTCCATATATGTAGAGAGGTCTGATTTGAGAACATATGGAAAAGGATCCCATTCATATTTTTTCAAATCATCATCATCTAATTTACCTGTGTAATATTCCCATTTAATCTTTTTCATTTTGTTATACTTAAACTCCGCTTCTTTGGAAAGCAAACGGTGTCGGCTAAGTATGTTCAAATACTTACTGTGTAATTTGGGAATATCGAGAAGTGCCTTACCAGGTTCGGTTCGGTCAATGTCGGCGTCTTTACGCCATTCTTCCAATAGTTCGTCTAATTTGCTCATAATAAAAACCTCCTTTAGAGGAGAATACACTAATTGACGGTGATTGTCAAGCGTTTTTAGATAAGTTTTTCTATATCGTAGTAACTGTACCTGAATGTTCCGTCTGCCGTAATTTGACTGTCGGGACTATCAGACGCTGCCATAATAAATGTAGATAGTGTTGTAGGGAACACATCGTAAAATTTAAACCTGTAATGAGGTTTGTTTGCGGATGATAAAATGGTAATTGATGCATCAGAGTATTGTGGTTTCAAAGATGTTCTCATGCCAGAAACTTTATTTAAATTACCCAAGTTTCTGTATTCTGCAAAGTCAGTTGGGAAAGTCATTGCACGAATCCAATCGTGTATTTCTCTCCATGCAGTCAATTCTTCATCAACAAAAAAAGTAACATTCAATAAATCATAAATTGCTTTTTCACCAGGTATATACAAGTCAACAAATGGAGTATTTTGTGGAATTTCAGACAAAGAAATGCCTGGCACAGATACAGACTGGCAAAAAAATTGCATATTTGGCAACCTACTAAAGTTTAACGAAAACTTATTAGGTTGTAAAAAATTTTGATTTGTTGGATTTCTGTCGAGTGCTGTCATATCTTTATTTATGCGAAAAAAAAGACCCACTTTTTAAGGTGGGTCTTTTAAGATAGTCTCTTATCGTTATTATTATTAACGAGACTTTATAGATTACATCAAGTTGGAAATCTTGAACGCACGGTAGTAAACATTGGAGTTTACATTGATTGTTCCAGAACCAACTGTTGTACCTTCTGCAAATGGGTTGGCAACGAGACCATAGCGTGTCTTGAAACCAATTTTTGGTTGGAAGGTACCTGTGTCAACTGCACGAACCATTTGTAAAGGAACATATGGGCAGTAGAACAAGCCAGCGTCATAAGCGTTAGAACCCTTATAACCAACAACAGCGAACTCAGATGTAGATGATGTTGGGAAGTATGGGTCAATATAGACCTTGATACGACCAAACAATGTACCTGCAAATGTGTTACCTGTGTCATCAACTGTCAATGAAACATTTGATGCGAGAGCAGAGTTGTAATCAAGAATGCCTGCCATAGCGAGTGCAGATGCAACATCGCTTGAGCAAATCATAATGTTACCTTTACCTCTACGAGTTGTTTTGGCAATTGTATTAGCTTCACGCTCGATTTGGAACGCAAGGCCTTTAACTTTTTCAACCATCCAACGACCATTTGAGTCGGTGTCTAAGTCGAATGTGCCAGCCTTAGTTGTACCTACTTGTGCGCCACTTTTTGCGGTTGCGTAGATTGTGCGAATAACTTCACGGTTAATTTCAGCAAGAATCTCAGATGAGAGAATGTTTGCTAATTCTGTTTCAGCGTCAAGACCATGAACTGCTTTCAAGTCTTGTGCAAGTTCCATTGAGTATTCTGCTTTCAATGCACGGCTACGAGCAGTTACAGTAACTTTCTCAATAGAGAATGCCATTTCTTGGAACACATTAGAACCGTCACCTAAAGCTTCACTACGACCAGTAGTCATTGTGTTTGGTAATGATGCAAACAATGTGTTAGCGAAAACATTACCTGAAGCAGCTGTATCAGACTGCAATGAAATTGAAGGAACCGCAGCAGTAGCGCCACCAGAGAAGCCTGCATTTGCTTCGTCATAGAATGCTTCTGTGCCAAGTTGTGTTGCATAGCGTGAACGCATTGCAAAAATCAAACCAGTTGGACCTGTCATTGGTTGAACGCCTGCGATATCATAAGCGATAAGGTTAGGCAATGAACGGCGAACTAGAGAGATTAAGATTGGATCAAAACCTGCAACAGGTGATGATGCAGAACCACCAAAACCGCCAGAGGCGACTGTGTTGGTCATTGAGTTTGTTGGACCGGCTTCTGTAAGAATACCTGCAGCCTTTTGCATTTCTTGAGCTTGGTTCTCAAGAATAACAGCAGTTACAGCTTTCTTATATGGGTCTTTAATAGGTGCTAATTCTGGATGATCCAGAACGCCTTCCCATTTTTTTTGTAATTGTTCGGACAAATACATTGAGATTCTCCTTAGAGTTTAATTAAATTTTTGTTTTTGAAATTGCTTGTGATACCATTGCAACTAGAGGGTCGTTAATATCAACCTTCTTAGCATCAGTATCTTCTACCTGTTCGTGTAAGTCTCTTTCATCTGCTTTTTTAACACCAGATGGAAAATAGTTCTCACGAATTGTCTCAATCTTATTTTTGTATTCGTCCTCTGTGGAGAATTCTACACTCTCTGCGAGTGATTTGATTTTTTCGATTTGAGTTGTTGTGAGACCATCACATACTTCACGGGTAATATCATTCTTGCGGGACTCTACAAGTGCTTTTGCAAAACCAACACCACGCTCGATTTCTTCGTTGAGTTTACCTTCAAGTTCTTCAACTTTACCGGCAAGTTCATCAACCAAGTCAACTTTTTCAGTTGGAACATCGATGTAATGTTCTGCAAATAGATTGCGTAGACCTGCAATAAAATCTTCTGTGAGTTCAGCACGGAGACCGGACTCAATTGCAATTTCGTTATCTGCCAACCACTGCTCAACAACATAGTTGAGGTAGTCATCTACTTTAGTAGTTAAGTCGGCTTTGATTTCTGTAACTGCTTCTTCGAGCATTGAGGCATATTTTGTCTCAACTTCTTCTTCAATTTGTTGAACACGGTCTAATACACGAGCTTCAAAAATTGTAGCAGCTTTGGATTTGAATTCTTCAGAAATGGTAGAATCGTCAGAAAATAATGCATCAATATCTTCTTTCATTTTCTTCTTCATCATTTCTTTCTTTTCGTCATCATGCATTTTTTCAGCAATGATTTCTTCATCTTTTTGCTCATCTTCTTCTGCCATTTTTTTCATGGCATCTTGCTTGTCAGCTGAAGCAGCAGATGGTTTTGTTGTTGGAGCAGTTGCACTCTTAGCGGCCTTAGTTGCATCGATTTTGTTAGAATCGTCATCCGGCTTGTTATTTTGAGGAGTAGGACCGCCTAGGTCTACTGCATCAGCACCTGCTAATTTTTCTGGTGGCATAGCTGGAGCTGATTTCTTGCTTCCTGCAAGAATGTCTGCTGCGGCTTCCATGAGTTTATTTGTTGCCATTAGGAATCTCCTTATGATTTCTTATTTATAAAATTAAAGTTTTCTGAGGTAATTTTCGAACAGTTTTAGAGCAGTTTCCTCTATTTGGCTTTTGGAAGCTCTCTGAATTGTCTTTTTAAAACGGTCGTGGTCTGCTTCTACAAACTTTCCATCAACCATCATCCATTCTTTGTTTTCCATAATACCGTTAACAAAGGCACCCGGTGCTGATGGATCCGCAACAATGTCTGCGGCAGTCGCAAGGCGCAAGTCATCTTGAACCAAATTGTATCCTTCTCTAGTTTGAGTTAAAGAACCCAAAGCTCTTGAAGAAACGCCAACCTGAATATCGTTATCGATAAAGTTTTTTACAATTTGTCCGTATGGTGTTTCAAGAATTAGTGCTTTACCGTAAAATGAATTACCATCTTCTTTGAGAGACACAATTTTATGTGATACTCTTTCAAGGTTAATAGATGGCGTATCTGGATGTCCTAATTCACCCAAAGCACGGTTTGTATCGATGAATTCTTCTGTATAACGCCCAACTTCTCGGCGTAATGTATCCATCTTATACATGCGATTGTTTTTGTTGACCTGTTCGCCAACAAGGAAAGTTCCTTCAATGAAAAGTTTCTTTTTACCGTTTTCTGTTGCTTCGGTAAGATACTTTACATTATCGATTGTTTCGGTAATAAGTTTCATTTTACAATCCTATTAATGCAGGGTCAAATGTGGCAGTCTTACTTACTGTCAATAAAAGAGTGCCACCTGTACCTGAATTTGTTACGAAAATGTTTGACGATGAATTATTTGCAATCGAAATGTCATATTGTGCCAAAGGCCAATCTACATTACCACCACCAGTTAAATCTATCACCAAAACAGCTGTTTGAGCAGTATTAGCATTATTACCACGATATATTTTCCATGCACCATCTGATTGTGCAGATATATGTGTAATTGAAGCATTAGTAATAGTTTCGTCACTACCAGTTGATAGTGTTGATAAATTAATTGGCGTTGCAGTATTACCGACAACACGGATAACCGATTTACTTCTTTTGTTGTTAATAATTTCGTATGGCATTTTATCTTAGTCCCATTGATGCACGCCTACGCATTGACATTTTTCTTTTCAACATCGTGCGGCGTAATTTAGCTCTTCTAGTTGTTTTCCAAGACCGTTTTAATAAACGAGCCTTTCTTAATCTTTCTGTTGCAGGTATTCTTTTTACGGTGTTACCTGAAATTCTATAACCTTTAATACCAGAGCGTCTGCGATTCTTTTGAACCACAATACGACCTTTTGCGTTTCTTCTAATTCTACGGCGAACTTTTGTAATTCTACCTTGCTTGATAAGATTTGGATTTCTTTTCTCATCAAGTTGTTCTTCCACTTCTTCAAACATGTCGGCTACAACATAACGCTTTGCTTCTTCTAAGCGTTTTGTTGTAATTTCTTTTAGACGGTCACAACAAAATTGTTTTGCTTCGTCTAATTTACCGGTAATAATTAAATCTATTAAATTCATTTTGCTCTACTAAATGCAAAGTCAGATGCTTTAACTAAATGTGCAGGTGATTTGTGAACCATATCTGCAAATTTCTTTTTGTTATCATCATTTAAAGCTTTATGAACTTGCGTAATAGCAGAGGCAGTGAAGTGGTCTACCTTGCGAGTTTGACCATTTCCAAATTTAACTGTTTGTGCCTGTTTATCAGAAACGATTTTATGGAGTTTATCTATAACAGCTTCTTCCAGTTCCGTTTCTTCTGCTTGAACAGGCGCATCAATACCACCACCATAAGGTATTGAAAAATATTTGTCTAATTTCTGATTGTAGTAAAGTGCAATCTTTGTATTGTTAGGATACAAACGAATAGACTTACGCTTTAATACAAGCACAAATGGTGGGTCATTATTTAAATCTAATGCCTCATCAAGTTGAATACTCTCAACTTGTTTTTCATCTTCTTCACGAACCGCTTGTCTAGTTTTTTGAAAAATCTGTTTATTGTTGCTAATTATATCTATCATGCGATTAAAAAGATTACGCATGATTTCTCTGTCAGCATTATTAAACTGAGGACGCTCTTCGGTCATCTTATCTAAAATGCGATGAATTCGTGCAAGTTGTGCCTTATTAGCTAAACCTGCACGAACTAACATGTCGAACTTTGAATAGTCCGACTTTTCTTCTTCTACAAGTTGTCTAAATTCTTGTAAATTTATCATTCAGCTTCTGTTTCAGTTTCTTCGGTATCCTGAACTTCTACTTCTTTACCTGTAAATAAAGACTGTGCAAGTTCTGTTTTTTTGGCATCAAGTGCTTCAAATGCACGGGTGGAAAGAAGGTCATTTAAACTTTCTTTGGCTCCAATTGCATTTCCAGTTGCAACGCTATTAATAAAATTTGAAACATCCATATTAATCTCCTTTAACGCCTATTTAGTATCGCTGAATACTTTTCTACATCTGCATCCAGTTGTGGAGTAAGTGATTCAGAAGCACCGTTATCGGCAGTATTATCTTCAGGTGGGTATTGTTCAGGACTCACCTCAGGTGCTTGACCTGGTTGTTGTATTGGACCGCCAGTTCCGTTTTCTTCTTCTTGTTTAATCTGTTGGTCAATTTGTGCAATTTCTTCTTTAGTTTGTTGAAGAATATTTCTACGAACCCATTCAGCAGAATAGTAACGACCAACATATGGGTCAACTGTGGTTAATGTTTGAATACGAGATTGCAACAATTCTGCATCACGCAATTCAGTAAAGTTATTATCTTTTACATAATCGTAATAGATATCTTCTTTAAATTGGTCCCATTCTTCTCTGGTACAAATGCCTTTAAGAACACATTGTTTTTCCAATGCATGGTCAAAAATTTGTGAAAACTTGTTACGGAGACGAATAATAAATTTATTAAATTTAACTTCATCACGGGTAACTTCAGTTGTTCTACCAAGACCAATCATACCACCTTGTTGTGGTTCTAAACGAGAGATTGGTACATTCAAAGACTGTAAAAGTTTTTGACGGAAGTATTTTACATCTTCTAATTCGCCAAGATTTTGACCTGCGGGCAATGTAGTAATTTCTGTACCTTTACCACCTTCACGGCGAGGTAACCAAAAATCTTCAAGCATTGACATGTGTTTACGGTCATCACGGATTTCTCCAGTAGAAGAATCGTAAACAACTTTATTCTTATACTTAATCATCACATCACGAAGATACTGTTCGGCTTTACCTTTTGGTAAATTACCAACATCAATGTAGAATACACGGCGTTCTGGTGCTCTTGATAGTCGGTAAATAACTACCGCATCTTCAACCATACGCAATTGATTAAGTGGTTTAATTGCTTTGTGTATATACGAAATAACGAATGTATTTTTTGCATCCATTAAACCAGAGTTTACATTGATAATTGAATCTGGTGCAATTCTCAAACCTGCATTTACACTTGCAGAATATGTTTGAGTGGTCGTACCTTTATCTGAATAGACATAGTATTCTGCAATAGACTGAATAATATTTGCACCAGTCTTTGGATCACGACCTTTTACTAATTCACGCACTTTACGAATCTTGCGTGGGTCAATATATCTAAGTTCTTGTATACCTTCTTTTGGATTCGATTCATCTACTACAACATGGTAGTAAATTCTTCCATCAATATACCATCTTTTGAAAAGGTCATCAGAAAGATTACCAAAGTTAAGCATTTTGAGAACGGTCTCAAATTCTTCACTAATCTTTTTCTTAACTGTTTCTGGTTGTTTTAATTTATCTAAAACAATGTTGATTGTTCGACCTGTAACATCGTGTGTAATTGCTTCATTGACGATATCATCAATTGCCATCTCTAATTCAGGATGGTTTGCCATTTCACGATAACGAGTGATTAATTCGAGTTCGTTACGAACCGCACCCTCTAAATCGACATAAGTGCCGTAATAAGGGTTAGATGTGATGGTAACTGCACCATCATCCATCGCTTCATTTGGAAGTGCGAAAGAAGGTTGTTCAGGTGATTGAGCCCGAACAATGTCTTGTTTACCTAGGGTGAAGCCAAAGAGTTTAATTGCCATTAAAAATCATCCTAAAAAAATTGAAGAAAGGCCGAAGCCTTTCTTCTTACACAACACCGTCTGCTACTGATTCCCACCATTGATAGGTGAGAGTTACAGAAAACTCCTCAATTGCATCATTTGAACCCCAATCAACATCAATAGGTGTGATATCGGTTGGGAATAAACCTACAAATTTATATTTCTTTAAATTGTTACCTTGTTTACCAAACTGTGTAACATCACCATCAACTGTGTAACCTAAAGGTGCTAAAGCAATTGGATTGCGGATATTAAGGTTGTGAGAATTAATACCATTCATCCATCTTTCAAAAGCATTGCGAACTGAAAAATCTTCGTCATTAATAACGGTGATTGTCCAATCGGCAAATGTTCTGTTGCCAGCAAACTTTAATTCACGACCAAAGTATTGAACAGGTACTACACCAATTGTTGCACCTGGTAACTGAGCAGTTTTACACATGAATGTTAATTTTGTTTGTGCATTTCCTGGCGCAGAGAACGCAGGAAATGGCATAGAAACTTCAAACAGATTAGGACGAGCACCGTCACCAACCATCTGACTTCTAAAATCGTTTACATTAAATGCCATTTAATTATCTCCTGTTTCTCTATTTATTAGAACTTCCCAACTACTTCATCGAAGCTTACGCCTGTGCGAACCGCAACGAAGTTGAGTTGGATAAAGTTGATTGAGCGTGCAGGTTTAATGTAGATATCACCGATAAATTCATTGCGGTCGATAACTTCACCAGTATTATTGGTTTCGTCACAAACTACACGGAAGTCGGTAATACCACGGCGACCTTGAACATCACGCAAGAATGGTTCTACTAATGAAACAAACTGCGCTCTGGTGAATTGGTCGTTAAATTCAAACAATGAGAAACGAGCCGCACGAGCAATTGATTTCTCAAGCACAATGAATAAACGGCGAACATTGATGCGGTCAAACGCAGATGGTTTGCTTTGCAATGTTTTGTCACCAAACAGAACTGTGCCTTCGCCTTGGAATGTAACAACAGGATTAATACCTTTTACATACAAGGTGTCACGGTCAGTCTTAGTTGGGTTGTATGCCAACTTAATAATGTTTTTGATGATACCACGATTTAAACCACCTGGTGAGAACCATGGGTCTCTCTCTTGGTCTGTTCTTGCACATAGACCTGCAATATCACCATTTAAAGGAACCCAACGATATACATCATTATACTTGTCGTATTGATATTTCCAGTTACCATCTAACACGGCATAAGAAGTTGAAGTCAATGTATCACGGTATGTAACTGTGTCAGTAGCTTCGTCACCAGCATTGTTTACAACATCTGCTCTTT